AAGGATTTATATCAAATTTATTATTAAAAAGCTTAAAAAATTCTACTATTAATAAAGCTTTAATTTTTTTAGAAAAACAATGGAAAAAAGCTATTGATATTATAAGAAAAAATGGAAAAGAAAAAGAGGCATTACAAATTTTAAATGCTGCTTTGAAAACAAATTACAAAAGCTTAAATCAATTTGATAAAAAAAATATGAGAAAGTTAATACCAGAAGAAATTGAAATAAATAATCTCAATGAAGATTTAAGTCACTGGTGGGAAATGATAAAAGATGAAGGATTTCCAACTCTTTCTTTTTATCCGGCACTTACTGCTTGGATAGAATTAGGAAAAATGTTTGATGGTATTGATGCAGTAAATTGGAAAAAAGTAGCAGTATATGGTGCTTTTTGGGCAGCATTAGTTACTGGTAAATATATAAAATCATTCTTTAAATGGAAAAAAGAACATCCAGAAGAATACTATAAAGAAAGACCAAAACTTGCTAAAAAACATGGAATCAAAATAGAGGAGTTAAAATAATGAAAATAGAAGAAAAATATATAATGGGTAATATTTTTCCAGAACAAAAAATTGATCTTGATGAACAATTATTCAATAAAATGATGGATTTTATTATTGAATTAGATGAAAATCAATTAACTGAAGATCAAATAAATAGAGTAGTTGATATACTTGATAGCATTGATTTTGAAGAAGAGTTGACAGAAATAAAACGTGCAAAAAGAACACCTATGCAAAAAAAGCTTTATGCTCGTAAATATAGAAAAAAGAATAGACAAAAAATTAAAATGAAAAGAAAAAAATTTAAAAGAAGTGCTGAAGGTAAAAAAAGATCAAGACTTGCAAAACGACTTGCAAAAACTAATAAAACACCAACAGGAAGAAGAAAAGTTAAATACCACAGATAATGATAAAAAGAGTTAAAGGGAAAAATGTAAGTAAATATTCACCTGTTAATATTAAAAAATATAAAGGACAAGTACCTATTATAGTAAGAAGTTCATGGGAAAGAATGTTCTGTCAGTGGGCAGATATGAATCCTAATATTATTGAATGGTCAAGTGAGTCAATTACTATAAAATATTTTGATCCTGTCCAAAAAAAGTTAAGAAGATATTATCCAGATTTTCTTATAAAAACAAAAAATAAAAAAGGAAAAATTGAAAAATGGTTAATTGAAGTAAAACCATATCATGAAACAATTCCTCCAAAAATTACTAAAGGTAAATCTAAAAAAACAATATTACAGCAAGAAGCTACATATATAAGAAATCAAGCTAAATGGAAAGCTGCTAGTAATTATTGTACAAAAATGAAATGGAAGTTTAAAATACTCACAGAAAATCAATTATTTAATAGGAGTGGATAAAATGAGTTTAGAGGAAAAATATTTAAATGAAAGTATAAACAATTCAAAAGATATAAAAAAAATATTCAATTTAGCTGATAAATTAGTTGCTGAAGTAATGAATTTAAGCTATAAATATACGGATAAATTGATGAAAGAAACAGAAAAAAACTACTTAAAAGATCCTGAAAGAATGAGTCCTGCTGCAGCAAGAGATATATTCCTTTCAAAATTTACTAAAGGAATGGAAAATTATTTAAATGGTATAATAAGATCAATAGGAAAGTAGTTATGAAATTTTATCAATATATAACAGAAAAAAAATGGATGAAAGGTACTATGCTTGGATTTACTATTAATCCAAAAGATATAAAACGTATTTCTGATTACATTGAAAGTTGGTTGATAAGACATAAAATTAAATATGATAAACCAGATCATTATCATTTTACTATTGCAATGATACCAGAAAAATATCCTAAAGATGATTTAGTTAGAAAGTTAAATGAATTAAAAAATTTAGATATAAAATTCAATCCTAAAGACTTACAACTATTTCAAGGATTAAATACACCAAAAGATTATATAGTCCTAGAATATAAACCAAATATGAAATTTTTAAAATCATTTAACGAAGTAGCCGATGAATTTGAAGTAAAAAGATTTCCAAGTATAAGACCACATACTTCTCTTTTTATAATTGATAAAAATTCTATAGATCAAGATATGTTCAAAGATATAAAATTTAGTATGCCAAAACTTCCAATTCTTAAATCTAAAGAAGTAGGTTTATGGAATAATAAATTTGAAATGGAGACAAAAATATAATGGAACTAGAAGAAAAATATTTAAATGAAATGAAACAAGACTCAGAATGGTTTAATATAAAAAATAATGCTGTAAAAAATAAAAAAATGATGAGTTTAGTAAGAAAAGTGAGTAAAGAATTGCATTATGATATTTGGCAAACAGCAGCATTTATTCTTGAATTGATGGAAGATGTAAATATGCATGAAGAAGCAAGATATATTGAAAAATATTTTGATAAAAACTTAGCAATATAAAAAGTAAATATGGCAATAAGAAGAGTATATAAGAAAAGATTTAGCGGTGTAAATGTAAAAAGTGGATATATTTATAATTTTAAGTACAAAGCTTGGGAAAATGATCCACAACCTACAGTAATAATGATGTATGCTCTTGAAGGATTGCATCCTAATACTGGACATCAATGGAGATTTTTTCAAGCAATAAATTTTACTTATATTCCTAGAGCTCAACGCATGATGTTTGCTAAAGAATGGAAAATAATATTTGAAAGAACAAATGGAAATGTTAGATTTACTTGGGAAATAGTTAAAAAAAGATATCCATTTTTAAAAAAAGCAGTAAGAAGATATTTTTATAAACCCAATTATTATATAACTGGATTGAAAGAAATTCCTTATGATGATATGGAAAAATGGATAATATCAAGTTGGAGTAAAGATTTTTCAAAGAAAGTAAAATCAAGCTTAATAAATAAATTTAGAAAAACTTTGAAAAATAGGAGAAAAATTTAATGAATACCTATCAAGAATTTTATGAAGGCGAAGTTAGAACATTAAAATTATCTATCAGAGATAAAGATGGACAAAAATTTTATCCAACTGCGGCTTCAGCATCAATTTTAACGTATGATAGTATTCCAGTTTCTTCTACAAATGTTTCAGCATCAATAGTTGATAATGAAGTTTATAAATTAGTAGATAAAAATACTACAAATACTCCAGGTCAATATAAAATAGTATGGAGTATTAAAAAGGATGAAAATATTTATAAGCATATAACTGAATTAAGAGTGAGTAAAGTATAATGGAATATAATAATACAGATTATTTAATGTTTGAACTTGTATCAGAAGAACCAGAGTTCTACAATGATACAGACTATTTAATGTTTGAACTTAGTGTTATGTAAAAGGGGTTAATAAATGGGATTTTTTGATATATTTAAAAGTAAAAATGAAGAACCAATAGAAGAAAATTTAATAGTAGAAAAAACTGAAGCGTTCAAACCTAAAGAAAAATTAAAGTTTCCACCTACCGATGCGGGTGAAGGTTATGATGCACTAGCTGCACTTGCAATGTTTGATAATATTGGTTTATCATCTTTTAATTTGTTTTATAATACTTATATAAACAGGCATTATAAAAATTCATTAGAAAGAATTAGAAATTATAGAGAAATGGCAATGGCAACAGAAATATCTGATGTCATTGAAGATGCAACAAATGAATCAACACAAGTAGACGAAGATGGCAAAATAGTTCACTTAGATCTTAAAGATAAAAATTTAAATGAAAATATGATAAAAAATATTAATTCTGCTTTTGAAGATTTATTTTATAAAAAAATTGATACAGAAGAACTTTTATGGGAAATGATTTATACTTATTTTGTTGATGGTAAAGTATTTTATGAAAGAGTTATTGATACAAAACACAAAAAAAATGGAATAGTAAGTTTAAAAAAATTACCAACAACGACAATGGATGTTATTCTTGATCCTTTTACTAATAAAGTAAGAGCTTATTTACAATATTTAAGTGAAAGACCGGGCACAATAATGACATTAGAACAAGCAGAAGCAGATCCAAAAACTGTAGTATTTTATCCTGATCAAATAGGATATATCAATTATGGATTATTTGGTAGCTCTAAGCTTGATATTATTGGTTATCTTGAAAAAGCAAAAGTTCCTTTTAATCAATTAAAATTACTTGAAACATCAGTTATTATATATAGAATAGTAAGAGCTCCAGAAAGATTAGTATTTAGAATTGATACTGGTAATATGCCAAAAGATAAAGCTCTTGCTTATGTAGAAAAAATAAAATCTAAAATGACAAGAAAACAAACTTATGATACTAAAACTGGTCAACTTACAAGTGCACCAGAAATTATGTCAATGTTAGAAAATTATTATGTACCACAATCTGCTGATGGCAGAGGATCAACTATTGATACAGTAGGTGGTGATTCAAAAGGTTTTACTGAATTAGATGATATTTACTACTTTTCACGAAAACTTTATAGAGCTTTAAAATATCCTATCTCACGAGTTACTGCTGAAGAAGAAAAACGTGGTGCTGATATAGTATTTGGTGGATCAAGTGTTGGTGAAATTTCAAGAGATGAAATTAAGTGGGCAAAATTTCTTGAGAGACAACAAAATAAATTCTGTAAAACATTAGAAGAAACATTTTTACTTCACTTAGATTTTAAAGGTTTAAAAAAGCAATACGGATTAACAGAAGAATCATTTTCTATAAGAATGAACCCACCTTCAAAATATAAAGAACAAATGGAACAAAACTTCTTAGAATCTAGATATAATAATTACATGGCTTTAGCTGATAGAGAAAAAATTTAAAGATACTTCTTAATGAAAAATTTCTTAAAATGGAATGAAGAAGAAATTGAAGAAAATAAAA